TATCCTCCACAAATGGAACAAAAGCAGATTGATCGCCCGAAGAAGAAAAGGGGCAATCCCAACATCGCAATGTATGCGAAATTAGCTGGCACTCAGTGGAAGAAAGGCCAGTCCGGAAATCCCAAAGGTAAGACACCTACAAAGCTGATAACCGATGCTCTCAAAGGTATTTATTCAAACCCTGAAGAACTCGCCAAATTTGTGCTCGCTGCACATCGCAGAGCAATCAAAGGAAATCCCAAGTTTTGGGAGATGATTGCTGACCGTTTAGAGGGCAAAGTACTACAACAGATTGAGCATACAGGCCAAATCGTCCATGAAATCACAGCGTTAGAGAAGACCATGGCGAGCGAGAGTTTGAAGAAAATCAAGGCAATGCAGAGCGATGCAGAACAACCGTTGCTCGCGGAATACGTTGAACCCACCGAACCGTAGACGTACAACTGTACGTTGACAAATGTAAGCGCACAGAAGTATTCTCAACTCTCAATGAAAGCGCCGCTAACCCTTCGCGTCGAAGTATCTGATTTGGCCGATTGGCAGAAGCGAGCGAATTTGAAAGGGCTCTCGCTTTCGGAGTGGGTCCGGCGACAGTGCAATGATGACCAAGCGACTCCAACGTTTGGCGGAAAAGAATACCGCCCTCGTTCACCGGGAGGAGCGATCCGTTCACCCACACGAACTCCTTCCGATCGCCGATCTCGCCCGCGGAGTTCAGGGAAGCTCAAAGAAGTCGAAGACGTAACCCACGAGGCTGTTCGCAAGAATCTGCTCTGCCGTCACAATTTATTGAAGAGCGTCTGCACGATCTGCGGTTCTTAGGAGAACGAATGCCCGAAATCAAGATGGACCCGGAACAGAACATCATCGAGCTGGGAGCAATTGGCCTCGAGGCACTCTCCGACAGAATCATCATTCTGCAGGATGAGTACCGCTCGGGATACGAATGCCCTCGCTGCGAGGAACGGAACGTGCACAATAACGTTTCTCTCGTGAAGTGCGACAACTGCGACGGAACAGGGAAGAGTGTGATTGTGAAAGACGGGAAATGTTCGCAGTGCGCCGGCAATGGCTGGCACGCTTGTCCAGAATGCAAAGGCAAGGGCGGCTTGCTCGCGTCTTCCGACAGGGACAAGGACAAGCGACCAACAACAGGCACGGTCGTCAGCATCGGACATGATGTCGTGAAAGTTTCGCGTGGCGAGCGCGTGATGTTTCCTTCCTACGTTGGCCACACGTTCGATCTCAGCGCGAAAGATGTCAACGGCAACGATGTAAGAGCCGCAGTGACGATGTGCCGCTACGAAGATTTGCTCTGCAAGATGCACGGAGTTCTCGCGGTGAAGGACATTCACAGAAGCAAGGCGCTCGGAACGCTGGCATGAGGTTCTTTTGCAGACTTCGGGGGCACAGGTGGACGCTGGTCAGCTTTACCTTCGCTTGGGACCGTCTCGATTTATTGTTCAGGTGCGACCGTTGCAAAGATGAATGGTCTCATTCAGAGGACCTTTCGAAGTGGCCGAAGTCACAGAAAGAACCGGACACGCAACTGCGCTAGAATGCCCCCATGCAGCAATGGAAAGCGCTTCCAATTCCCACGGATGACCTCGACGCTTACCGCGATTCCATTCGCCTGAACTCGCTCGGTTCGCTTTTCTTCTTCGCACACTTCACCTTAAAAAAAGAACGTCTCGCAAAACTCCACTGGCAGATGTGCAAGTCTCTTGAGACAGAAGACCTCCACCTGGTTCTTGAAATGCCGATGGGAACGTTCAAGACAACGGTGGGCACGGAAGCTCTTTCGATGTGGTGGGCTTTGCCGTTCACTCCGAAAGACGAGTTTATGATGCGTGAGTTGGGCTACGGCGAAGAATGGGTTCGCTGGATGAAAGTGGCGCACAACCAGAACGCTCGCACGCTTATCACTCACGAAATCGAATCAAGAGCTATCTCGATGGGGAAAGCTGTCGACGAACACTTCGTCAACAATGACATCTTCCGGCTCGTCTTCCAAGATATTCTCCCCGACAACTCCTGCACGTGGAACGACCACACCAAGTTCCAGAAGAGAACAAGACTTACTGGCGGCGACCTGACGACAGGAACGTTTGAATATCGCGGGGCCGGGCAAGCGCTTCAAGGTATCCACGTCACTGGGATCATCAACGACGACTCGGTGGGCAAAGCAGCGCAATCGAACATGCTGCGCGGTGACGGAACAATCATGGAGGATTTGTACCGCTGGTGGAAACAGAGCACGACGCGCTTCGACTCCGCGGCCTTCACAAAGACAGGAATGGGCAGGCAGCTCGTCATCGGAAACAGATGGGGGCACGCCGATCTCAACAGCCTGATTCGCAAGAACCATCCTGAATTCAAGATTGAGAGCCATTCGATTGACGGAGGATGCTGCGCGATTCATCCTTTGGGCAAGTCCATCTTTCCGGAAGAGTATTCGATGGAGCGCATCGCGCACGAGAGGCAGACGCTTGGTGCCTACGACTTCGCGCACTTCATGCAGAACAAGAGCGTCTTACCGGAAGAATGCATCTTCAAACCAGAGTGGCTACGATACTTCCGGTTCAAGCAATCGAGGCCGGACTTGGGGCTGCACGACCTCAGAAACATTCTTCTCTTGGAGCACGAAGTACACGATGGGAATGTCATCGACGACCTCGCTACCGGCGCGTTGTCGCTGCGAATGATTGTTGACCTGGCGCACGCAAAGAAACGAAAGCGCTGCGACCACGTGATTCTGATTGCCGGCTACGATTCAGAAAGCGACAGGATTTATATTCTCGAAGTGTGGGCGGAGTCGACCGGATACTCGGAACTCGTCGAGATGATTTATAAGCTGGGAAAGAAATGGGGGATGCGGGACTTCTGGCTGGAGACGGTTGGCGCTCAGAATATCCTGAAGTTCTACCTCGATGAACGAAACGCAAGAGAGACTCGGCCACTCTACGTCAATGAGTTGCCCTACGACAATTCAGAGAACGCAAAAATCAACCGCATCGAGTCGCTGGAGCCCGCATTCAAGAACTCTCAGGTATGGTGTCACCGTTCGCAAACGAAATTCATTGACGAGTACAACAGCTATCCAGCAGGATTGGTTGACGTTCTCGACACGCTCGGCTATCTCCCGCAGACTCTTGAGGTGATTCGCAGGCGGGAAGTCATGGAAGCGGTAGAGAGACAGAGAGACGATTTTTCAGCGAGGAACGTGGGCCCCGGAGGTTATTGATGTTTGAATTCCTTTCTCGCAAGTACGGCGATCCAACACACAAAATAGACCGTCTCGCCTCCATCGACGTGACCGACACCATCGCGCGCGCAATGGAACACGCCGACGAGATGAAGACCGTCGTCATTCTCTATGAAACAAAGGATGGCGTCGGCTACCCCGGCGGTGTCATCATGCAGAAAGATTCCACGTCCTCGCAAGTCAACTGGATGTTGGATCTAGCCAAGAAGTCGATTGTGGAATAGAATCCCCAAATGGCAACGCTGCCTCAAATCCCCGATACCGAGACACCAAAGCTCTCCTATCGCGCGACACGGAAGTTTGAAATGCGCGAAGCATCGTTCGGGAACGACGTAGACGCTGCCATCAACAAATGGGTTTACCAGCAAATCGAAACGAAGAAGAAGCAACTCGAAATCCTCCACACCAAGAAAGTTCCCGAATGGCGCCGCATCGCTGAAGGGAAACCACGTGAAGAGAAAAAGTCCTGGCCATTTCCAAACTGTTCGAATCTCGTCCATCAGCTCGTTGGGGAAGCGTGTGACGACCTCGCCGCTCGCGTCATGGGCCTCCTCTACGCTACTTCTCCACTTGTCTACTTCCGGTACTTCACAAAAGCAGAGAACGAAGATGCGGCTCATATCAGTTCTGAAAAAGCCCGAGTCCTCGAATCATTCATCGACTACGCGGGATACGAGCCAAACGAACTAGACCTTTACACCGTCGAAAACAAATGGTTCATCGACAGCGCGAAGCTCGCAAGAGCCTGGGTTGTTGTCAGGCCGGAGCAGCGCATCGAAGCGGTATACGTCGGCTACGACGAAAAGAAAAAAGCAAAAGACTTCGAGAACGAAACCCTGTATGAAGGCCCGAAGGTCGATAACCTCCGCTATGAAGATGTGCTCTTCGATCCAAACGCTCCGCGGTTTGAAGATTCAGACTTAATCGCCCGCCGCATCACCCTCAGCAAGAGAGATTTGCACGAGCGCGTGTTCAAGGGGCTTTATCAGAAGGAAGAAGTAGAAAAGATTCTAGGCAAGCCCGACCGCTACGGCCCAACCGAAACAAAGAAGAGAGAGAATCAGAAAAAGGGAATCACTTCAACCGAAGAGCGCATTCTCGCGGAATGGGATGCATACGAATGTTATTTCTACTGGTATCACGGCAAACGGAAGTACCGCCTGATTTGCTGGTATCACCACGCAACAAAGACCATGCTCAATCAGGTTTTCAATTTCATTCCGGATAACCAGATTCCCATTGTCGAGACACAACTGTCCGTCGACGGCATGGGCATGGCGGAGATGGGGAAAGACGCGCAGGAAGAAGTCAGCACCGCGAAGAACCAGAGAAACGACGCAATCACATGGGGAATCCTCGGGCTGAATCGTCTCTCGCCGCAGAATAGAAACATCGACAAGAATTTCCAGTTGTTCCCCGGAGCGACAGCGCCGTTCAACAAGGACGAATTCGAACATTTCGAAGTAGGCAACGCGGCGATGAGCGGGCTATCTCTGCAAAACGAGCAAGCGATGATTATGCAGGCGCGGGAACGATTTGGAGTTGGTCCCGCTGTCGCCGGTATGGGTGCAGCGACCGCAGACAAAAAAGGAAAACTCGGCAGCATGGGAACGCTCGCGGTGATGCAGGACTCAAATACACGAGTCGCGCACCGATTGGCAGGCTTCCGGCATTCACACGTGAAGCTCGTTGGACTTGTCACCGATATGTACGGAGCGATGGGCCTCGGGCGAAAGGGAACTCTCTTCGGGCTTGATGAAAAAATTCTCGATGAAGCGCTGAGCGATTATCTCGAACGAAAAGTAAGAATCCCGATTCGCGCAGCGACGGCGAGCGCCAACAAGGAAGTGACGAAACAGAATGAATTGCTGCTGAGTCAGGCAATCATGGCGTACACGAAGGAAACATCTTCGATGTTGCAGGCTATCGAGAATCAGGGAATCCCGCCGCATTACAAAAAGTGGATGATGAACATCGTCAAAGCGAAGACACGGTTGATGCAGCAAATCATTCGGGACTTCCAGCTTTCGGACCAGCCAGAAGAATTCGTTCCCAACGTGGAGTTCCCGGAGGAACAGAATGGGAAGCAAGCGCAAGGCGGCGCAAAGCCCGCCGATCCAAGACAACTCCTTCAGATGGCCGCAGCTCTTCCGAGACCCGGAGGCAGCCAGCCTGCTGTTCCTGGCGGACCAGTGGCGGAAGCTGGTGGAGGATTGCCGGGTCAAGGCGGCGGACCTCCAGCATAGCGTCATTCACAAAGTTCCAACGACGGTGGATGCACAGATTGAACAGACGTTTCAGCGCGGCCAGATTGCAGTTCTAGAGGACATCATCGGGCTTGAGCAGGAGTTGAAAGATTGGAAGGAGAACCGGAGATGAAGCGGCGGAGTCCTACCTTGAGGCTCAGACTTTACACCGGGGAACTGTTCGTCGTCACCGTCGAGATGTGGGCCAAGTTCCTGAAAGACCTCGAAGCAAAGAATAACTCTTGACAGCTTTATTGTAGTCCTAGTACTTTCTTCATCCAGAGGGTACTAGGACTATGGCGTGGAACCCGTTCAGGAAAACAGACGAGCCAGACAAGAAAGACGACCAGAGCAAATCAGAAATTGATACTCTCGTCGAAAAACTCGGCGTCTCTTTCGATGAACGCATCAAACCCCTCCGCGAAGGTTTTGAAAAACTACAGGGTGAATGGGACGGAATCAAAGCAGCCGCAACGAAAGAGCCGGATAGCAACGGCGGCGGTGATGGAACCCGCCCGACAATTCCAAGCGTCAGCGAAAACGAAGATGCCGCGTTCGCCGCGCGTCTCGGTCCCGTCGTAGCTTTGAACATTCAAACGAATGCGCGGCTCACCGAGCGCGAGATACTCGACGAGATTTCTCCAAATTGGTCCCACCTCATTCCAGAAATTCGCGGTTATTTCTCCAGCCCTCCTCTCTCCCGAAAAGCACAAGCCGATTACCCGGACTTCTGCCGCAACATCAAGGACATGGTTGTCGGCAAAGCCGCGCAGAAAGCCGGACTCCGCTTCGACAAGAAGAACGAACGGTTTTTTCTTGAAGATGCGACCGCAAAAACCGGAGGCGAAGATAGCCCGCTGGCCGATCCGGATTTGAGCTGGACCGATGGAACGGGCAAACTGATTTCCGGTTCCGAGACTCTTGCGCGTCTCGGCATCAAGCCTGAAGAGTTTGTTGAGAATCAGAAGAAAGGGTACGTCTGATGCCCGAGTTCGATCCGAATGTTCCGTCAGCGTTTCTAAAGAATCTGCGCGACAGCGAGACTTCCATCAATGCCTCGGAAGAACTCCAGGACCTGCTGAACCCTTCCATCCAGGCGCGGCAGATGAGTCCACCGATTTCCGGGCAAATCAAAAAGCGCTTGAACCGCGAGTGCCAGTACTTCTGGGCACGCGATCGCGCAGGGCAGGAACCCGACCACTCCCGCGTCGAACAGCTTCGCGCCGATGGCTGGGAATATGCCACGACCAAAGATGTTCAGATGTGCACCGAGGATACCGTCAAGGGCAAGGACAAAGAGGGATTCTCGGATGAGATTCGCTCTGGCGACCGTCGCCTGATGAAGATCCCGATGTTGCGCTGGAAGGAAATGCGCAAGGCGCAAAATCTTCAAGCCATTTCGCAGACGTATCCCCAGACGCGCGGAGTCGATAGCACTCCGATGGGTGTCGGCAATACGCTGCCCGGAGTGCGCACCTATCTCTCCGATGAGAGTGTTGAAAGTATTCGCGGACGCGCCAGTACCGGCGAAGGCGGAAACGCCTCAGTTGCCCGAATTCAGAAGTAGCGAGGAGAAAAACACATGGCGAATTTCGCTGATGCAATCGAGCCGAATCAGGATTTGGGGGGCGCGAAGTCTTTTGCGATGAACTACGCCCTTGAGGGCGCGGCGCAGACTTTCGTTTATGGCGTGCCTGTTCAGATCGCCAGCACCCTCGTTTCTCCCAACGATGGCGGCGTCTACATCTGGGATGGCACGACACTCACAAACCAGATTGCCGGAATCGCTTCGCAGCCTGCCAACAACCTCGGGTCAACCGGACTCGGCGCTCCTGTCGGGTTCTCGCCCATTCTTGGTGCGGGCTCGAACATCGGAAGCTACGCCGCGAATTCGAACCAGCCGGCC